CGCTTATGCCTTGCTAGTCCTGGACGATACTTGTAAGTGTTACCACAAATGCAGCTAAATATTTTAGGTTCATAGTTGGGCATTTTTTTGTTACCATCGATTACCATTTTGTGTTTGATGGTCTCAATGTGTATTTTATAATTTGATTCTTTAGAGCATTTAAAGTCACACATTTCACATACAAAATTCGGCATTTTAGGTGGCATGATTTGATTACCTTTGTTCATATATATATGGTAATATAATAATGCCTAAACCCTTTCCATATATTATATAAAAATTGGGGGAAAATTATCGTCACGTTTTTTTAGACTTTAAAAAGCATTTGTGAGCATTATGCTCTGAGTGATGTTTTCATTGTTTTTTTTAAATCTAGGATTGGTTTTTCAGAAATGGACATTTATAAATGTCCATTTTTGGAAAATGGCCTCCGAGAGTTGAAATTTTCATACATCATCACTTATTCCGCGTCCGCCCTCCCAATCTTTTGCGGGGGGGGTGCGAGGTTGCGACCATTATGCTGTTATATATTTTTGAAAACTAATTATAAAACAGACCATTATGCTGCGAATATATAGTTAGATTAGGGTTAAAATTATTATTTTTTGCAAAATGCAGTCATATCATAACTCTTATAAAATATTGCTTGCTACATAATTTGCAGTCAAATATTTATGGCGTTTTTGTTAACAATTTCCATTTTTGTTAACAATTTTGTTAACCGTTTAAAAAACGCCAAACACAGTCATATTGTTTGCTACATATATGGTGTCAAATTTTACTCTCGAAAAAGTCGGCGTTTTTATTCGGCGTTTTTGTTAACATGTCCAAAGTACCCCTGAAAATGGATGTTTTTGTGTCATTTTATAAAAAAAGTTATGGTAACAAATTATTCAACTAAAAAACACGATTTAGAGCATTATGCTCTGAGTGATGAATGCATTGCTTTTTTCAAAAGTCTACCCCCGGTTTTCAAAATTGGACATTTATAAATGTCCATTTTTCAAAAAGGGACCTCGAGAGTTGAAATTTTCATACATCATCACTTATTCGGCGTCCGCCCTCCCAATCTTTTGCGGGGTTGTGATCATTATGCTGTATATTTTGTCATGGGCGTTGGAAGGAATGTTACCATAATGGTCTCGCACACAGTTTGTAGTATAAGTGATTTAGTATCATAATATTTTATACGTATTATATATATTTAGGGTATATATATGAGAACAAGGAAGAAAGGTATAAAAAAACATAAGAAATATCGTACATGTTTTAAAATATATAGGGGAGGGCGTTCGTCGAGTAGTAATAAATCGAGTGATAAGGGAAGCGATAGACTACAAGAGGTATTACGTGTCTCTAGTGCGGGGCCGGCAAAGGTAGAATCCTCGCCAAAAAAGGTAGAATCCTCGCCAAAAAGGGTAGAATCCTCGCCAAAAAGGGTAGAATCCTCGCCGAAGTTTTCTACCGGAGTAGTTCCTGTTGATAAATTAAAAGGTAGAGGTAGGGACCGAGATCTACCATATAAGGCTAATATTCATTCCGAAGATGATAGTTTACCTGATGACATAATCGAAGGTTTAAAAAGTAAAGCTAGGGAAAAAATGGAAAGAAATAGGAAAAAGTTAGAGCGCCGCATACGAGCAAGTACTCCGCCACCACCACCAGTGGAATTATCTCCAAGGGGTCGCAATTTACTAACTACGTATACACCGGAACTGGATATTGTGGATATAGGAATTCGAACACCTGTTCACGGAAGAGTGACAACGACTGGATATATAATGAAACCGTTTGAGTATAATTACCATCGTTTATTACCTTTATCTTATTTGACTAAAATGGAAGTTGAACAAAAAACAAAAGAAAATGCTAAGATGCTTGTACTTATAGAGTTATTTCCTAAAACGTACATTTATTTATCGCCTATAATATGTCATACGCTTATGGGGATAAATCGATTAGATTTATATGGAAAAGTGCTAGTATTAGGATCATTAAGGGATGAACTAATACCAAATATATCATTAACGAGTGTCGAAGTGATGGAAAGTCGATTTTTTACGTCTCGAGATGAAACCATTCAGATTATGAGAAATATAGAACAAATAGTTAAAAGTAGGGATCTTACAGGTCCTACGCCAGCTAATCTGTATGGTACCGACATTCCAGATATCGATGTTATTTCGCCTATTACTGAGCCTATATCCCCAACAAGTTTTCAACTTATTGGTTATAATAAGCATCCAATGTTTAGGACACAACCGATGTCACGAGACGAGGAAAAGAAATTGGTAAAGTTATCTGAAAAACATGAAAAAATAGGAGCAGAAGATTTTGCGTTTGTTGTTGCTCATGGTGCAATAGTAAATGAACTGTCGCCAGAGATAAAATTACTTGCTAATAAGTACTTGAGAATAATAGAATTAGGGAAAGCTGGACAAGTATTATCTTTTGATTATAATAGTATAGTGTTTGAAATAAATAACATACTTAGAAACCCGTCATATAATGCAATGTTCGACAATACAGATGAAGGAGAATTGATGCGCAAGTCTGCATTTAGTGTGTTGTGTCCGTATATTAGTTCCGATAAAATAAATTTATGTGGCCTTGATGATACTTTTGACTTGGTTGATATAACACATGATAGGGAATTTTCCGGACACGTTGCGGACAGTAAGATAAAAGATAATCAAAAAGTTACATATAAATCTTTTAAGAATCTGCTTTCAATGGGTATATTTTTACCTGTAAATTATACCACTGATAAGTCGACACCTTATACAGCGAAGAAGGAATTATTTAAGTTGTATCCTGGTACAACATTTTTAAGTACGACTACAAATATGAAGCTAGTTGAAACATTGCTTCCGATAGCTATTAAGGAAAATAGACGTATAAACTTAATAATTATGTCGTGTGGCGTTTCTTATACTGTAGGTGATGCTATTTATGATGACCTCGCAGAGACTAAGCCGGGTATAAACAATCCTGCGATTGAATTGTTAACGGGTAGCAAAAAATATTTATCAAAACTTAATAACCTTATTGACAAATATGTATTAGATTTTTATTCGGATGGTGTTGTTAATCTTCTACATAAGACTATAAATGGCGCTATCGTATTTATGGGATATAGAGATTATGCTAGAGATGATAAGTTTGACGTATTATTAACTATTGCGCGACATGTAAATAATTTTTATACGAGTAAATTTAAGTTGTTTTCACAATTCTTATATAGTGGTTTAGGCAAAGTAGAAGAAAATTTTAGTTTTGCAGGTTTAAACACTTATCATCAAAGTAATGATTTAGTTAGTAGTCGTAATCCGTATAATTTTGCATGGTATAGTAGTTATATAGATGAAATTATAAAGGTTAAAATATTTTTGATGCATGAGTTTAAAAAAGTATTGTCAGTGAGAATAGTTATGGTAAGGACATCATTGGATATTATAGTACAAAATCTTACAGAGTTAAGAGCAAGATATGGACCGGGGCCGTTTCCTAGTGATGTAGTAATGCAGAATACATGTGACATGCTTGATGAAGCCATTCAAGGCGCGACTATTATGAATGAATATTTTAGGCGTTTAGAAGGTGTAGTTATTTATATAAATAATGGACTGACTCCCCCGAATGATCCCAATTCATTTTTAGACTATAAAAAGTATAGAGAGATAAAGAAAGAATATGATGAAGGTCCTGCAAAAGAATTTTACGAAAAATTAGTAGAAAATTTAGACTATGATAGATTTGAAGGGGAAAATGTTGGATTTAATGAAAGATTATATAAAACAAAACTTTTAAATCCTTTAACTAGTGGCCCGTTTCGAAAAACAAAGCGATTCATGTACAGATATAGTACTCTTCCAGGTTATGATCAGATAAAGGATAGACGTAAAACAATGAAGAAACAGTTATATGATAAAATGAAAATAGGTAAACATGCTCGAAAAGCGAAGAACTCGTCGGATGTTTCGGTATAAAAGATGTAAAGACTATAAAGTTTAAAAGTTAAAATTTAAAGTGATAAACATTAAATTTGAACTGAACTGAACTGAACTGAACTGAACTGAAGTTTTTGTTTGATTTTGAAACATTACGAATCAACTGTTCGTTTCATTAGCGTGCTGGTAACAAGATATGGGTCCATATTTGCGGCAGGTCGTCTATCTTCGAAATAACCATAACCGGCGTTGTATGTATTGTTATTGATACGAACGGATACACCTCTATCGCCGATACCTGATGTGAAAGTATTGTAACTGGATGTTTCATGTTTTCCGGAAAGTCGACTCTCATTATTTACACCGTATTGTTGTATATCTTCCACGTGATGTTTTTCTAGGTTATTTACTACACGATATATTTCCATTATACCAGCATTGTCGTCACAAGGGGTGCGCATTTTGAAAGTAGAAAAATTTGCATGACATCCTGAGCCGTTTATATGAGAGAAAGGTTTAGGTTCATATGATATAGTGTTGCCGTATTTTTCGGCGATGCGTTCAAGTAAGAATCGCGCGACCAGAAGTTCATCAGCGGCTTGTATTCCTTCGGAAGGACCGATTTGGAATTCCCATTGGTTTTTGCTGACTTCTGCATTTATGCCGGAAATAGTGATACTTGCCTTAGTGCATGCTAGCATATGTTCTTCTGCTAGTGCACGATATTCTATATCTTTGCCGGCACCACAGTAATGTTCGGTAGTTTCATAAAAAAGCAAGTTGTGTGGAGTTGTTTCGATACGTTTATCAAAAATAAAGTATTCTTGTTCAAGACCGAACCATGGTTTTTGATTACTTGTATGTTTTGATATTTTGTTAGCGGTATGTCTTGTGTTTGATGATGTAGGTGTTCCATCGGTGTGGTACGTTTCACACAATACGATTTTTGAATACATTATATTATTTTTATAACTTCCGTCGATAAGTACTGCGGGTTTAAGAGGATTATCGCATACGAAAACAGGACGAAGAGTAATTTCTGATTTTTTACCATCTGTTTGTCCGGTAGATGAACCGTCATAGTCCCATGTGGGGAAATCATGCTGATATTCGGTTACTAATCCAATTCTTTCGCATTTAATAACTTTAGTTTTTGACCTGAATTTTTTATTATTATCAAGCCAAATATATTCGGCTACCGTATATTTCATTTTTAAATATATATACGCATTTATATTTTATATCATTTTTTATATATTTAGTATAATATATATATATATATAGTATAAAAATGTCTAGTTCTCGAGGAAGTTTAGAAAATACGAGAGCATTATTATTAGTGAGACCAGGAACACCTTCGCCTTTATCATCGGTTTCCAGTTCTCCTAGTATTCCTGGTTCCGATAGTTCTGTTGAAAGTAATAGTCCGGGGCTACAAAATATAGCGGCATTATTGAGAGTGCCGCCATCGCCGCGTTCTAGTTCTGACTCTATTTCACCAGCTACACGTAGAAGGGTAAGATCGTCTAGTTCTAGTCGGTCAAGAGGTAGAGCATTATGGGGTTCTAGAAAGAGAAAGGTAATGTTTAGAATAAGACCTCGAGTAGGTCCTACGGTGTATAGAGTTCCAATGATTGCT